GGCGGCGCACAATGGTGCGGCTGTAACTTTTGAACTTCACCCAGAAGGTGATGATTCAGGTAACATCAAGTACAGTGGTAGTGGTATCGTAACAGGTGTAAGTTATACTTCAACACCTGATTCACTGGTAACAGGTACTGTGACATTTCAAGGCACTGGTCCATTAACAACAGCAGTAGCGGCATAATAATAATGTCTATATTGAGTGTTAGTCTAACAGGCGTTGGGATAGCAACAAGTTTGAAGAGGGTGCAGGCTAAAGAAGCCCGCACTCTCGCAAACACGATATTTAGAGGTGTTAAAGATAGAACACCTGTAGATACAGGTAGAGCGAAACGCGGATGGGCACAAGCCAAACGAGGTAACGACTATCTGATATATAATAATGTCCCTTATATAAAAATTTTAGATAAAGGACGACATATGACTAGAAGAGGTATGAGAGGTTCAACTCAAGCACCGCAAGGTATGACAAAACCTACACTCAATAGTCTAAGTAAAAGACAAAGATCAAGAACAAGGATAACAAGATGACATTAGCAAGTAAAAATCCAGTAATTGCGAAAGCAGTAGAACATTTCAAAAGTCGTAATGATGTAGAAATGAATTCAATTGAAGTACCTGAATGGGATACTACAATTTATTATAAGAATGTAAGTACATTTGCTGATCAAAGCAAAGTAATGACCTTACATCAACAAGGTAAAGTCGTTGAAGCTCTAGTAGAAACAATTATTACTAAAGCAAGAACACAAGACGGCAAAAAAATGTTTCAACCCGCAGAAAGAACATACTTATTGAACGAATGTGATCCTGAAGTGTTATTGAAAATCGCAACAACACTAAACAGTACATCATCTCAAGAGTATGATGTGGATGAAACTGTAAAAAACTAAGAAACGATCCAGACCTATTAATTCTGTGTAGACTGGGTCGTGAATTAAACAAGTCACTTGAAGAAGTGAGCCAAATGACAACAGCAGAAGTGTTTATTTGGTTAGCATACTTTAAGTTAGAAGCAGAGAGTCAGAGGAAAGCATATGGCAGAACAAACCGTAAAACTTAAACTAGATACTAGTCAATTTGATGCAGGTATAAAAAGAGTACAAGGCGGATTTGGTAATCTTACAAGTGTCATTGCTGGAGCGGCGGCGGCATTTGGAGGATTTCAAGTCGCAAAAGGATTTTTAAATACAGCAAAAAGTATTGAAAATTTAAAATTTCAATTAGCCGCACTAACAGGATCAACAACTGAAGCCGCAAAGGCTATGGACATACTTGTTGATTTTGCAGGTGGCGTACCTTTTCAATTAGAACAAATACAAAGAGCGGCCCCAAGTCTATTAGCAGTAGCAAAAAGCACAGATGAATTAAATGAACTATTAGCCATTACAGGTGATATCGCCGCGGCTAGTGGTATTGATTTTGAAACAACAGCATTACAATTACAAAGAACATTCTCAGCAGGTATAGGTGCGGCGGATCTATTTAGAGATAGAGCCGTTAAGAGTATGCTAGGCTTTCAAGAAGGCGTACAGTATTCAGCAGAAGAATCAAAAAACTTAATTATCAATGGATTTAGAGATGGTACAATAGCCATAGCAGGTTCAAGTGCCAAAATGGCAACAACCTTTGATGGTGTGATCTCTATGATCCAAGATAAATTCATGAAGTTTCAATTGGCTGTTATGGATGCGGCACCATTTGAATCTATAAAAGCCGCGGCTACTTTAATGGAGCAAGCCTTAGAAAAGAATTTTGGATCAATTGAAAAAGCAGGTGCTAGAATTGGTCAAGCATTGGTTGACACAACTAAACAAGTATTAATTGGTAGTGCTAAAATTATGGATGCACTAACACCTGTATTTGAAATAGTTAAAAAAGGTATTAATGGACTTATAAAATTCATAAATCAACTGCCACCTGAAATGCAAATATTAGGTGCAATAGGATTCTTTTTAGTAGGTAGAGGTGTTAAACTTATATTATTGGCTGTAGCGGCATTCTTTGATCAAATCAAAGGCTTTATGGATAATATGGTCAAAAAATTTGCAGAAGGGATCAATGATTTAATTGCAATAGCCAATAAGATCCCAGGCATTGAAATGGATCCAATTAAAGTAGGTGATAAAGAATTTAGCAGTTATGTAGATGAAGTTAATAAAAAGTTCGTAGACTTTATTGGTGAAGCCACAGGTGAAATAAAAGAAATAGCATTTGAAATTACAGGCTTAGACCCAGACGAAATGGGCAAATATGAAAAAGGCATTCGTAAAATTATAAATGCTATTGATGATCAAATAGTAAAAACAAAAGAATTAGAAAAAGCACAAGAAGGTACTGGAGCAGGACCAACAAGTAAAGCACCACCAGTAGATAAAAAATTAGAAGCACAATTAAAGAAACAACAAGAAGCATTACAAAAACAACTTAAACAGTTAGACGAAAGTTTAATGACTGAAACTGAAAGAGAAAATTTTGAATACAATAAAAAACTAGCAATTCTAGATGAGTATTATAAAGGCAGAACACAATTTGATACTGAATACATGAAGTTAAGAGAAAGACTAGAAACAAAACATCAACAGGCTCTTAAGAGAATACAAGATAATGAATATAAAGAACAGTTAGATTTATTTAAATCAGGACAATTTGCACAATTAGATTTAGGCTCTTTCACACAGGATCAACTTAAGAAATTTACAATTGATACAGGTAAAGAAGTATTAGGCGCACTAGCACAACAAAACAAAAAAGCATTTCAGATAGCAAAAGCATTTAATATTGCAATGGCGATTATGAATACAGCACAAGGTGTTACTAGAGCCCTTACATTACCATTCCCATTCAACCTAGCAATAGCAGGATTGATTGGAGCGGCAGGTGCCGTACAAATAGCCGCTATTGCAAGTCAACAGTACCAAGGTAAGAAAGCAGGTGGTCTAGTACAAAAAGGTACTCCATACATTGTAGGTGAAAGTGGACCTGAAATGTTTATGCCAAACCAATCAGGTACTATCATACCAAATAGAAATTTAGATGGCAATAAAAATGTAAATGTTACATTTAACATTAATGCCTTAGATGCTAGAGGTGTTGATGAATTGATTGTAGAACGCAAAGGTTTAATAACAAACATAATTAGAGAAGCCGCTAATCAACGCGGTGAAAGGAGTCCAGTATAATGGCAGGTGGAGGAACATTACCAGATAATCCTAAATTTAGGGAAGTATCTATAAAAAGTGTCAATCCAAGTATAGTGACACTAGCAAGTAGTGGTAGAAAACAAGTAAAAACACAAAACGCACAATTTTGGAGTTTCACAGCAACTTATCCACCAATGAAAAGAAGTGAATGGGCACCAATAGCCGCATTTATTCAACAGCAAAGAGGCAGTAGATGGGATTTTGATATAAAAATAGAACCATACAGTAACACACAAGGTAATTTAACAACAGAGACAGTTACAGTAAATGGGTCTCATAGTGCAGGAGACACTAGCGTGGCCCTTAGCAGTGGGTCTTTGACGCAAACAGACAGTTTAAAAGCAGGAGACTTCGTAAGTTTCGCGCCTGATCATACTAAAGTGTATATGGTTACATCAGATGTAGATTTTAGCAGTGGATCAGCAACAATGAATATTGAACCAGGTCTACAAGTAGATATGTCAGGCGGTGAAGGACTTGTTTATAACAATGTTACATGGAAAGTATTTTTAGTAGAACAGGATCAAGAATGGACATTTAGTCTAGGCGATATGGTAGGCTATGAAGTGCAATTTAGAGAGGCACTGTAATGGCAAGAGGACTAGGTTCAACTATAACAACGGAACTTGCAAGAAACCGTTTAAGATTTGCAGACTTATTAGAACTGCATTTTGAATCACCTAATGATTTATATCTTACAAATGGACCACTAGACATAACTGTAAATACAGATACAAGTACAGGCAAAACATTCGCCGCAAATGGAGAATTATTGACTTTTGATTCTATTCAAGAAACAGGACAAGCAAGAGTCAATCAAATTAATTTTGCACTATCAGGTGCAAGTAACACAATCACAAATTTATTTTTAAACAACAACTATGTAGATAGACGCATTGTAATCTATAGATATTTTTTCAATGAACAAAGCGTTGCAATAGGTACTCCTGTTATGTTATTTGATGGGGAAATGACTTCTTTTCAAATTAATGAAACAGGATCCAGTTCAACGGTAAATGTAACTAGTTCAAGTGTATTCTATGATTTTGATAGAATCAATGGTAGAAGAACAAACAGTACTAGTCAGCAAACATATTATCCGTTTGATAAAGGTATGGATTTTTCAAGTGCCGTAGACGATAGAATCAAGTGGGGTAAGCCGTAATGATACAAAAGATGACAGTAAATGATATAAGAGTATGTGTAGAACTAGCAGAAAAATATCATAAAGAACATTGGTTTGGTAAACATACAAAATATGATGCAGATTATATTTTTGCAAACTTTAGACAGTTTATAGTAAATCCAATGGTGAATATGCTAGTAGCATATGATGATAACAAAAATATAGTAGGCTTCAGTGTATGCTTTATGCAACCTTTACTATGGTCAAAACAATTAAGAGCAACTATAAATTTTAGTTACTTAGAACCTGATCATAGAAAGTCAGGTAAATTTAACGCAATGGTACAAAGCCATATTGAATGGGCAAAACAAAATAATTGTGTAGATATAAACATTGGCGATGGTGCTGAACACAATGGTAAGTTTGGTATTCTCGCTAGACAAATGAATTTTGACAATGTAGGCACGGATGCTTATATGGTATTGAATTATGATAAAAAAGATTAAATTATTTTTAATAGCCTTTTTAGGTACTGCTTTAATTAGCACACCAGCATGGGCTGGACCAGTAGTAATTGTTGGTGCTGTTATTGGTGGTGCTGTAGGTGCCGCGGCGGCGGCGGCAGGATTGATAAGTGCAACTATCTTTACAGGAGCACTAATTGGAGCCGCTGTAGGTGGTGTAGCAGGAGCACTAGCACCAGACTTGTTAGGTGGCTTTTTAGATGTACCTGATTACAATGTGGCACAAAATGCCCAAGCACAAAATGATGGTATACTAGTTAATAAAACAGGTACCTTAACACCTGTGCCAGTAGTATATGGTAAAAGAAAAGTAGGCGGCCCTATTGTTTATATGAGTGCAGGTGGAGATAGAAACAAGTATCTTTATTTGGCGTGTGTACTGTCAGAAGGTGAAATAGATAGCATTGAAACAGTATTTTTAGATGATGTAGATATACTAGATGAAAGATTCAAAGACAGATACAAAATAGAAAGATTTACAGGTGCCGCAAATCAATCAGCAAGTACACTATTAAAAGAAGCAAGTGATTGGACAGATGATCATAGATTAAGAGGTTTGGCTTATGTTGCTCTTAGATTAGAATGGCGTAAGATTGAATCAATTGAAGACAGTGATGCTAATCCATATCAAGGTGTACCAAGAGTAACTGCTATTGTAAAAGGTAAAAAAGTAAAAGATTGTACAGGCTTAACAAACAGTCATAGTACAGCATACAATAGTGAAACAGTTACATGGAGTAGTAACCCAGCAGATTGTATTTTAGATTATTTAAGAAATCCAATTTATGGTAAAGGTCTATCAAATGATAGAATTGACTTTACAAGTTTCAGTACAGCAAGAGCCAAGTATGCACAAACAGTAGAATATGCCGCAGGTGGTGGTACAGGACCTGTGTTGACTTGTGATGCTGTTATTGATACAAGCCGTAGTATATTAGACAACTTAAAAACATTTTTAGCAAATGCTAGAAGTGGTATGCCTTATGTACAAGGTAGATTCAAACTAAAATTACAGGATACAGGACATTCAACAGACAGTCAAAATACAACACCAAATGTTGTGTTTGCTGTTACAAGAGATCACATTGTAGGTGGTATAAAATTACAAGCAAATGGTACTAGAGACCATTATAACCAAGTAAAAATAACTTATGTTGATCCTAAAAGTGATTGGAAAGCAAATGAAGTTATCTATCCAATTTTAGATAGTGCTTTAGATCAAACATTATTAGCAGAAGACAATGGCAAACGACTAACAAAAGACTTTGCATTCAATCATATTACAAATAGAAATATGGCAGGTGATATTGGTAAAACAATCTTAAATCAAAGTAGAAATAAAAAACATATCAGTTTCAGAGCCACAGCAGAATTACATGAAGCAGAAGTAGGTGATATTATAACAGTAACATATGATTTACTAGGCTTTAGCAGTGCTTATTATAGAATAAGCAGTTTAACACTTAACAATGATTATACAATTGACATCACAGCAACAGAACATACACCAGCAGAATATGTATTTGATGACACACAAGTAAAATATGGTGAGACCACACAAAGAAAATATGTAGGTGGTTTGACACCAGGTAAATATTATTATTGGGATGGCAGTGAATGGCAAGAAGGTATTGCTCCACCACCAACAGCAAATGAACCTAAATTACCAGCACAACCAGTGTTAAGTAAAAATGATTTAAAAATAACAAGTATAACAGTAAGGTCAACTAGTTAGGAGAAAAATATGGGTGCTATAGCATTACCACTTGTTGGTGCCGCTCTAGGTACAAATGTTAAACAACATTTATTAGATATACAGTTTACCATGACTGATAATTTTAGAGACAATGCAAATATGATTGCAGTACAAGTATACCACCCTATGTTTGAACAGTATACTCCTATAGTAAGTGGTCCAGCAAATACATTTCAAAATGTAAGTGGTACAACATATCTAGTAAGAGCATTCATACCTGCAAGTGGCATACCAACTAATTTTAGATTATTAGCACTTATGGATAATGGAGATCAAATACCTAGTGCTACATTTAGTTTCACTCCGCCACTTGTTAAAAGTGATAATATACAAATAGGAGGTGCTTTATAATGGCACTGTATAGTACAAGAACATATGATTGGCAAGACCTAGCAGATGATAGTGTTACATGGGCTGATTGGACCAATTGGACAGGTAATGGTGTAACTATAAATGGTTCAACAGGATTTGATGATTTAGTTCATACAACAACAGCACAAGATTTAGGACAAATACAAGATTTCTATCTTACAGCACAAGCAATCAGCAACGGTACAAATGTAATTGCAGTACAAGTAAGTGACGATGATCTAAGTTATACAACTGTAAATCCACAAACAAATCCAGAACTTTTAAGAGGCAGATATGTTAAGTTACAAGTAACTGTAACAAACGCATCAGAAACAGCAAGATTAGATAGTATAACAGGACAAGTACAATTTGACCCACAAAGAGAAACATTTAACCAATTAAGTGTTACAAATAGTGGTACCACACTCCCAATTATAAAGGCGTACAGCAGGATTTTGGGTATCACTTATAGCTCAGCACACAAATATCAAATTGTACTAACAGACACAACAGCAACAGCACCAGTAGTAACTAGTTATAATTTAGATACTTGGGGCAAAGTAGCAGAAACTTCAACAGCAGATGTAACAGTGATTGGATTTCCCACAATGACCGTAAGTGCTAACGGTGACATTGTATTAAGTTAAGGTAAGTATTATTATGAAGTTAGATGATCAAGTAAAAGAGAATACAAAAAAGATAGAACAAATTAGTATTGATATTGCTCAAATTAAAGACAATCATCTACATCATATACAATTAGACATAGACGAATTAAAAGCAAGTTTACGAGAACAAAATGCAACGCTGTTAAAAATATTAACTATACTGGCGGACAAATAAAATGGCAAGTTATTATGGATCACAATGTAAAACAAATTGTGCAGGACACAGAGCAGGTGCAAGTTATGTAAGACGAGGTGGCAGAAGTCTTACTAGAAGTAGCAGTAGTTTCAACAATGGTATGAGAATACAACAGAAACGAACCAAGCAAAAAGGTAAAAGAATGCGCCTAAGTATAACAAAGAAAAGTAAGTAATGGAGATCGTGATATGAGTTGGCACACTAAAAAGAAAAAAACAACAACAAAAGGCTATTCAAAAAAGCCTGCTATGAAAAAGAAAAAAACAAGTTACAATAGGAAAAAATAATGGCTACTTGGCCCTCAGGAACTAAAGCAAGTGCAACTACAACAGCCGCAGATACAAATAGTATCAGTGGTGCTCGTGGCGACATCAATCAAGCAATAACAAATCAAAATAGTATTATTGATATGTTTGATATACCTGCTAGTCCAACAGATGATTATATTTTAGTTTATGACAGTGCTAGTGCTACTTTTAAAGTAGAAGCAAATGCTTCAGGCTTAACAGACATTAGTTTAGACACAACACCTACTTTAGGTGGTCATCTTCAGGTTGATGATAAAAGTATACAAAATACTGATGGTAGTAACAGAGGTGATAGTTTCATAATTGGTGGTGATTGGAGTGAGCCTGTTGAAACTAGTAGTTCACAAGTTATGGGTGGTTCATGGACTGGTAGTGACACAATGGGTGGTAGTCAACTGCGTATTATGGGTCCTGTTACAAGTTCATACCTAAGTGACCTAAACACTTGGAATGATAGAGTTCACGCTAACCCACAAATTACTAAAATTGTAATGACTGATGATTTTGGTGAAAGTGGTAGTGGTGCTGAAAGAGGTAAAGCGAGAATTCGTAATCAGTATACTGAGTTGGTACTAGACACTGCAGGTTATCAGTTTGGTGATTTTGCTTTTCCCAAATTTGGGGATGGACTAAATGGCCAATTCATAACCGCAAAAGGCTTCACAAGTGCAGATGCTAGTGATTCACATATACATACAATTAGAGGTGTATTAACGGCACCACAAGCAGATGGTTCAAGTGCGGCACTAACAGGTAGTAATAGATTTACAGTAAATCAAATGAGTGGTGTAGAAACAAGCCCATTTACAGATAGTGTAAGTGATGTAAACACTGTATATGGATTTAAACTAGATACAAGTAATATTCATGCAAGTAGTGTAGTATCAAACAAATACAGTTTCTATAGTGATGATGTTGATTATGAATTAAACAACGCAGGACATATTAAAGGTAAGTCAATTGGTATAAGTGCTCCATATGATTTAGGCACAGTATCAGATACAGCCACTGATTTTGATATAGATTATAGTAATGGTGGTTTACAAAAAGTAAATTTAACAGCCGCAAGTGGTTTAGCAACTACAGTATTAAATGAACCAACAAATATGAGTGATGGTGATATAATGTATTTGATTGTAACTTGTACATCAGGTACAGCAGGTCAAAATGGTGAATTTACTTTTAAGACAGGTGTTAACTATGTTACTAGTTTAGCCACAGTAAGTGCCGCACAAGGCACAGATCAACAAATTTTCATGTTCGTTAAAAGTGGATCAAATTTTTTGGTGACGCAATTAGGCGGAACAATGAGCCCAAGATAAATAACATAAAGGATAAAAATATATGCCAGCATTCCCAAATACAACAGTACTAAGCACGGCTAATTTAGATGAAACAACAGACAGTCCAGCAAGTGCTAGAGCTGATTTAAAAGATACTGTAGACGCAGTACAAGAAATTATTGACAGTTATGACAGTGCTAGTGGTATCGCCGCTCTAAATAGTAGTGGTGTACTATCAAATACAAAATTACCTGATACAATTATTAGTAGCAGTGGTAATAACCTAACACTAGACCCAAATACCAGTATGGTTAAAATACAGGACTTCGTAAATATAAATCCTGTAGCACACGCAAGTTTACCAGCAAGTCCCGTAAAAGGTGATGTTGCATTTTTAACCACAGACAGTTTAGCAGGGGCACAAAATAGACTAGTATACTATGACGGCTCAGGCTGGAAATATGTTGCTGATGACAGCGCCGTTGCTTAATGTATAAAATACTATTTTGGTGTTTGGTACTTTGGTTAATGTTATACTGGTTCGCTAGTAGTGTAGGTTTAAATTAATCATATATTTCAAAAAAGACTAAATAATATTAACAATAAAAATATTTGCTCTTTATTGTTGAATGGTATAGTGAAACTTTATGTTCTTTGGTTGGACCATAAAGATTAACTCCAATTTATGCTTATAAAACCTTTGCAATAAAGGTTATTCCCCCTAGTTATGCTCATTTCTAGGGGGATTTTTTTTGACTTTTTTTAAAAAACCCAATAAAAACAAGGCTTTTTTGCCCATATAAAAGGTTGACAGATACTGTATCTGTGCTACATTAATAATATAAGTTAACAAAACAAAGGAGTATAAAAGATGGGACAAGCAAAACAAAGAGGCACTTATGCTGAAAGGGTTGCTCAAGCAAAAGCAAAAACAACTAACACTAGTGCTAATTTAGGCTGGAGTGAACAACATTATAATGGTTTAACGGCAGATCAGCACAAAGCCAATAATGAATGGTTTGCAAAAACGCAAAGTTTATTGAATCCAGGTGGTCATATATTAGTGCCAAGTTTAGGTAAATCGTTCACAAAATAATGGTTGACAGATATTCAATCCGTGTTACATTAATAATATAGTTAAGAAACAGAAAGGAAATATAACTATGTCAAATATATATGTAGGAACAAGAGCATCTTTCAATGAAATGATTGATTTGCTTGATAATAGAAGTGTTAGGCGTCTAAATCAAGGTGCGTGTAAACACTTAAGAAAAGCCGCTAACTCAGTTGGTATCAAACAAACTGAGCAAGGTAAAAGACTTGAATTCTATAGTGTCACTCAAGACGAATATGATGATTACTTTGAAAAGTCAGCTCAATTAATTGCTACACTTAAAAGTGATGGATCTGTAAGACCATTAATTAAGATGTATGAATCTGACCTAAGCAAAATATTTGATACTGTCAATAGTAAAGACAAGTACAAAGGTGGTATGGATTACAAAACCGCTAGCGAGTATAAAGAAGAACTAGTCAAAGAAATGTGTAAAAAGATTGAAAGGATTGGTGACGATCTTAATACTCGTAAGAAAGTGGATAAGGTACCAGAGAATCCATATAAAGTTGGTGATATTATTGGTAGCCACAAACATCCATATGGTTGGTATCATAATGAAAATGTTATGGTAAAGAAAGACGACAAATGGACAGTAACGAAGTTACCTAAAGATACTTTATTTGGTAGACATAGAGTAATAAAGGCAGGTAAGAAGTTTATTGAAGTTGAAGCTCTATGTTGTAGTAGAAACCCTTTCTTTTCTAATACTGTTAATGCTATGAATTCTTTTCATAGTGTAGTTGCTCAATTCTTTGGCATGGACAAACAAGAAGGCAAGTCATATGCTAATGATGATTGGTTCAACAATCAGGATCCTCATGCTCACTTTATTGAAGAAAGTGCTAACAAAGATAACCCTTTATGGCATAGGTACTTTGAATGGAAACCTATTTTGTCTAATGTATGGGGACAAGAAGGCAAGCCACAAAAGTTTCAATGGACTAAATTTGCTGATGTAGATTATAAAACAGGAGAATATACATCTTTAGTATTAGATCCAAATAACCCAAATCACAAGGTTGGTTACTTGTACAAATATGATGGATGTTATAACTAATGCGTAAAATACTCCTACTAGTGGCAATGTTGGCTGTGTTCATTCAGCCAGCATTTGCTGAACCCTTATCTGATAAAGAAAAAACGAAACAATCAATCTTTCATGGATTAAGTGCCGCTGATGCAATAAC